GCAGTAAAAGCGGCTAAAGTGAAGGGCGTTAAGAGAAAAGCATCAGCGTACTCTAAAGAATACAAGAGAGCGTTCAAGCGAGTGTCCAAGAATTACCGCAAGAAAGACGGGGCTTGGAAGAAGGATGGATTCAAACGTGCCGTAAAAGCGGCCCACAAATCATTGAGGAAGTGAAGAGATGGAACTAGGAAGGTTACGAACTCTACGAGGACAAATCACCGCTTCAGCTGGTTCGGGGAAATTAAACCTCGTCGTAGCGGATGGTCTAATCAATTACGGTTTGAGAATCCTACGTTTCCGGATGTGGCCCACCTTGGCCCCTCAAGGTTTGAACACTGTATCATACACAGGGATTCTTTCCCTTGATCCAATTCTTGCCGGTGAAAGCATGAATGCGGCAACAAACCGCCAAATCGCATGGACATACGGCAGTGCTCTAGGAGCACCTACTCCCGTGTCCATCCAGCATGATCGTGAGATCATTGATCCAGATCATGTCGTAAACCGAGATATGTATCTAACACTTGACAATACGACGCAAGGAGTTTACAATTATTTGATTGAGGCGCAAGTTGTGAGCCTTACAGATGATGAAGCAATCATCACGATTATAAAAGAAACCTCTCAATCTTGAAGAAGTTTCTCAATAAGGTCCAACCGAGTCCACATTGATTCCATAACCCATGCAGGTGGAGCAAAGAGTGGATCTTCGCTCATAATTGTCAACCATTCTTCAAGTTGAGCCTTGAGCCCATGAACGTGATTTATCTGTAGATTCTTTTTATTCTGCATCAAAACCAATCCAACAATTGTCACAAATAAACCAAAAATCCAGAGATCTATCTTTGGAATGAGATCTCATGCAACGGGGGCAGTAAGTTAGCACGTTCCATCACCCTTGCACGCCATTCCTACGCAACATTTCTTCACATTGACATATTTTCCGCCGCCTTTGACCCAAATCCAATTCAAGCGACAGCCTCCGCACATCACGCCACGCATGATCGGGGTGCCTTCTTCGGCATTCCAATGCAAATGAACCTGTGATACGGGCATTCTACCGATTACTCGCCCACATTCGCACAAAAAAGTAGATTGGTTAGCCATCATTCCTCACCCCAACAGATCACACACTTGCCGTCCTTGTGTTTAGGGTTGCATCGTGCTACGCCGTTACCCCAAATCCTTGCCGCAGGTGGTGCAACGTGCACGAATCCAGCCTTTTTCTTCTCTGATCTCGCATGTTTTATCAATGAATTGCGAACGAATTGACTAAAATTAGGCAATCTTTCGGCTATCAATGCAGTTTGTGCGTCCAAACTTATGGTTTTGTTTACTCCCATATTACAGCCCACTAGGTCTTTGGCTATAAGTATGTATGTATCAATAGGTCGTAAGTAGGCCTATCGGCCCCGATAACCTGCAACGCATTACCCCCTCCTATGATCGGGAAGATAAGAATCCTTGGGGGCATAGACGCACTAGGTTTACTTTATACACTAGAGCCCTGTCGCATTGCTATGGCGAAGAGCGATTCTTTCTTTATCCGAGCAACCATCCCGACAGACGGCACAACCTACCAACAGCAAAGCCTAGACCTTGGCGCCTTTGTTGACGCTTTAGGAAAGACTGTGATGCGCATACACTCACTCTCCGTCGTCTACGGATCTCCGCTAGACACCCCAACCGTCCCTCAAAATGCGGAAGGTGTCTGTGGGTTCCAACTTACAACTCAAAGCCAAACCGGTTTAATCGGTGCTGGAAACCGCTCATCGATCTCAACGGGAAAGTTGATCATCGGAGGCGATGGAACTGCAAATCTATTAACGTTGTCCGAATCTTTAGACATCGCACCGCAAGAATGGCGTGGCGGTTACCTAGTTGCAGTAGAACAAATTTTCCTTGGAGTAGATCAAGCAATCGTTGATGTCGTGGACGAGGTTAGCATTGTCCTAGAATGCACTGTTGAAACAATGACGGCGGCGGCTTCTATGGCCCTCGCTCTTAGCCAGCAATGAGGTGTCTCCTAATGGACGACTGCCCAAATTGTCGCCGTAACGCATTGGCTGCGGCCACCATCCGAGGAATTGCTGACACGATCCTTATGCCCGTGAACACACTTGCAAGACTTCCACCAGGGACGACTCAAGCATTTGTAGATGGGACGACCACAGGGGCAGTAAAAGCGGCTAAAGTGAAGGGCGTTAAGAGAAAAGCATCAGCGTACTCTAAAGAATACAAGAGAGCGTTCAAGCGAGTGTCCAAGAATTACCGCAAGAAAGACGGGGCTTGGAAGAAGGATG